ACGCGATCGCGCTCGGCCTCGCGGGCGCGGGTCTCGACAGCTCCTGTGTCGGGCGCTGCGGTGGCCTTGGGCTTCTGGAGCTTGGGCTGCGCACGGGTTTCGACTGCGGCACCCTTCGGATCAGGCGCAGCTGGTTTAGGCTCGGTCATCGTGGTGTCCTCGGTTTCAACCGGCTCGGTCGGCTTTTGCGCTTGGGTTTCGGCGTCGCTCGCCGGATCATTGGGTTTGTCCGTCATCGGGATGGCTCCTGTGATTGGGGGTGGGACGTCCCGGCGATGGAGGACGCAGTCGTGAAGTTGAGATTTGGCGCGAAAGCCCGCGGCGGGGTCCGCGCCAACGGGCACGGCGGACACCTCAAAGGGCGTCCAGTCCACCGCGCGCCAAAGCTCACGGGCCGCTTCGGGCTTCGAGACCTCGAAGCGGTGGACTTGGTAACCGATAGACACCGCACGAATGTGCCCTGCCTGGATATCGCGCCAGATCGGTTCGACATCGGCGCGATCAGAGATGCGGACCTGCGCAACGCCGCGGCCGTTTTCGATGCGCGCGGACCCCGGGACGACCGAGCCGATCACGGCATCCAGCGTGTCGACCTCGTGCACCTTCAAAAACGGCGCACCGGCGTTTAGCCGATCCAGCCGCACATGGTCTGGGTCGAGGCTGAGCTCTTCGTCATAGGGTTCGCCGAACAGGGTCGACCGACGAACCCGAGCGCCTGCCGACCAGATCACCTCGACGGTGCGAGTGTCGGTATCGGCTGAGTTCGGCGCAAGCTCCGCCATCCGGCGCAAGGCCGGGATTTCGATCATCGTGTCCATATTGGTCAGTCCTGTTGGTCTGGGTCGGGCCGCGCCGGGTCGGTGTCGGAGCCGTCCGCCAGATCGCTCGCCGGGTCATTGGCCGGGTCGTCGTCGACGGGATCGGTAGTCGGATCGCTTGTTTGCGCGCTGCCGGTCTTGGTGACGCGGCGCGGGTCGCTGTCGAGCACCAGACCAAGATCGTCGAGCTTGGCATTGGTTGCGGCGATCTCGGCCAGCACGGCGTCGGGATTCCTGCCCTGTTTCGCAATCACCTCGGCCAGCGTCATGGTGCCGGAGCGGATCGACATTAGGTTCGCCATCGCGTCCTTTTGCGGATCGACCGCTTCGAACTTCGGCGGTGACCATTCGACCGGCACATCCGGTGTCGGGATCTGGCCCGCTGCCCACGCGGCCTCGGTGAACCAGCGCCAGACCGGCGCGCAGAACATCGGGATGAACAGCTGCCACTGCACGGCGTCGATCTGGCGGCGGAACTCGACGAGCCCGGCGCGGATCGAGGAATAGTTGACCTGGCTGAGATCGCCGGTCAGCAGTTCGTAAGGCACCCGGAACCCGGCCGAGATCGTGTGCAGGCTTGCCCGCTTGTATTCGGCATAGCCTCCCGTCGCTGAGGGCTGGTTGAAGCGAATGTCCTTGCCGCCGCGGGCATAGGCGATCAGCCCCGGCTCGAACTGCTCAACCCGGTTGCCATCAGCATCCACCACAGAGGGCGCGATACCCTGCTGCGCCTCGTCGTCGCCGAAGACGATGGCGGTGACGCAGGCCTCGGTCTTCTTGCGGACCAGCTCGGCCACCTCGTAGTCGTCAAGGTCCCGCAAGGACCTTATAACTGGCGCGCCCCAGGGAACACCGCGCGCCTGCGTGCGCTGCTTTTCGTAGACATGGGCAATCTCGGTCGCCGGGACCGGACGGCTCTGCAACCCGTTCTGCAATGCGCCATAGGCGTCGCCCGGATGCTCGGCATGCAGCCAATAGGCCCGGCGCTTGCCGACCGGGTCAAACTCAATCCCCTGCATCAGCCGTCCCCCGCCGAGCGCGCCGGATTTCGTGGCGTCGAGGAAGTCTGCCTCCAGCACCTGCATTTGCAGCGGCACCGGCAGACCGTCGCTCGCGCGCCGCAGACGCCGGCGCACCAGCACCTCGCCCGCCTCGACCATCTCGCGGCAGATCAACGTCTGCAGACCATAGAAGTCGAGCTGGCCGTCGGCATCAGCCGTGTCCGACCATTGCGCGAAGAGCGCATCGACCTTTCGATCCAGTTTGTCATTGCCGCTGGCGGCGCGCGGCATGATGCCCGCGCCAACAATGTTGTTGACCAGCACCGCCACGGCCTTCGCCGCATGCGGATTGTTGCGCACCAGATCACGCATGCGATCGCGAAGGAGCGCCCCGGCCACGCCGATCTCGGTGTCGGCCGAGGTCCCCGGCGCGCGCCAGCCTTCGGTACGCCGTCCCTTCGCCGCGCCATCATAGCCGCGTGTAAGGGTTTCAAACGCCTGCCTGGCGAGGACACGACGGGCTGCGGCGCGCGGTGCCACCGTAGCAATCGCGTGATCGAACCAGTTTGCAGACATCAGCGGTCTCCGCGCGAGAAGCCCGCAAGCCCGGCGACCGGCAGCGGTCGGCTGACGCCCGCGATGGCGCGCTCGATGGTGCGGATGCGCGCCAGCAGGTCCTCGGCCGAGCCGTAATCCACCGACTTGCCGTCATAGCTGACCCGTGTCGTGCCGCTGGCATAGGCGCGGCGCAGCGCCGAGAGCTCGGATTCCGTCCAGTCGGTCATGTTCAGAACCATCCCTCCCGCCGTCCGAGCCAGTCGGAGCGGCGCTTGCCCTGCGGGGCCTGTCCCTGCCTGTTGATCTGCCCGGCGGGATCGGTGTCGGTGGGGGCGGCCCCGAGCTGATCCTCGAGGTCGCGCCATTTCGCCTCAGACCAGCGATCCGCGCCCGCGATCCAGGCGGCGGCACGGGCGTAGACCCGGCAATCCAGCGCCTCGTTGCGTTCGCGCAGCTTCTGCCATTCCAGCCGGGCGAAGCCGCGCTTCGTGCGCACCGTCACCAGCTGTTCGGCGACGAACTGCTTCAGCCATTCGTTCTCGACCCAGTGCGGCAGGTGCACCGAACCGGGCGGGAACGCCGCCCCGTCTGCAGTGTCTTCCTCGGTCGGCCGCGCCAGCCGCAGGAAGCGGTAGGTCTCGGCCTTGAAGGTCGACACCGCCACGGTCCAGAGCCGCGCCCCGCGCCGCAGGCGTTTCCCGCCTTCGGTCGCGTCGACGAAGGTGGGGCCCGACACCGGGCTCGAGCGATTGAAGCCCTCGACGCCCTTGACCGGCGACACCTGCGCGAACCCCTGCGCCCGCGACCAGGCATAGACCGCCGGGGCCTCGTAGCCGGTGTCGATGGCGAGCCGCGCGATCCGCTGATGCGCCCCCCGTTCATGCGGCCAGGACCGGTCGAGCAGCGCCGTCAGTTCCGACCAGGCGTCATGCCGATCCGGCCCGCCCTCGATCACGACGTGATCGACGAGCCAGCTTTCCAGCCCGCGCCCCCAGGCCCAGACATCGACCTCGATCCGGTCCTTCTGCACATCGGCCCCGGCGGTCAGGAACAGCCCGCCCGCGGGCACCGTGCCGGATTTCCAGCGCTCGCGCCGGTCATAGAGCCGCTGCCAGTCCGGCGCTTCGCCAGTCTCGACCCATGTCTCGCCGAGGATCGTGTTGCGGAAGGCCTTGATCGCCTCGTCCGACCCCTGCGCCGCGTCCCAGGCCCGCACGATCCGCTCCCAGCTCATCCAGCCGATCGGCGAGTAGAGCGCCGAGAGGTGATACCCGACCGTGGTCGGATCGGCGGCAACGGCCGTCGTCCGCCATTGGCCGCCCTCCAGCATCGCCGTCTTGTGGTGTTCCGCGATTGCCGCGTCGCAGCCCTCGCAGTGATATTCCGCCGTCTCCGGGCGGCCCTTCTGCCAGCGCAGCCGGTCGAACTTCAGCCATTGCGCATGGCCGCAATGCGGGCACGGCACGAAGAACCGGCGCTGGTCCGATGCCTCGTATTCCCGCTCGATCCGGCTCAGCCCCCGGATGGTCGGGGTCGAGACCAGAAACACCTTGCGCCGGTGGGCGAAGGTCAGCGAGCGCGCCTCCGCCAGCGTGACCGGATCGCCTTCCTCGTCGGCGGACGCCGGATAGGCGTCAACCTCGTCCAAAAAGATGTAGCGCGCCGGGGTCGAGCGCAGTCCGACCGCCGAGTTCGCCCCCGTCATGATCAGGATGCCGCCCGCGAATTCCTTCGACAGCATGGTGTTGCCCGCGTCGCGCGAGCGCGCCGGTTTGACCCGTTCCCGCAGTTCCGGGCTTTCGTCGATCAGCGGGTCGATCCGCTGACGCGAGTTGCGCTTGGCGAGTTCCACCGTCGGCTGCACCGCCAGCATCGGTCCCGGCGCCTGGTGGATCGCGAAGCCGATCCAGTTGTTGCCCGCCTCGGTCGCGCCGACCTGTGCCGCCTTCATGAACACGATCCGCTGTGTCGGATCACCCGGGCTAAGCCGGTCCATGATCTCGCCCATGTAGGGCGTCCTCGCTGTGCGATACCGGCCCGGTTCGGCCGACGCGCGGCCCGACAGCATCCGGTGCCTATCCGCCCATTGCGAGACCGTCAGATCCGGGTCCGGCGTGAGGCCTTCACTCCAGGCGCGCAGGATTTCGGCCGCGCCATCGAAATCATCATCTGAGATCGGGTTTGACCTCGGCGAGATCGTCGAGCTGGGCACGGACATGTTTCTCCAGGACCTTCTGCATCGCGGCGGGCTCGACACCCAGATCAGCTGCCATCAACGCCGCGGCACGCGCGGGCCAGTTCACCCAGACGTCGCGCTCCTGCCGCGCGAGCCGGAAGACCAGTGACAGCGCGCGAGCCCGGTCGATCAATTCGCCCTTCAGTTTTTGCAGCCGCAGGCGGCGCTCTTGCGCTTTCAGAACCTCGTTGGCCGTCTTGGCTTGAAGGAACGTGGTGCCGCTGCCCACAGGTGGGGCGGCCATTCCCTGCTCGCGCAGGGTTTCGCCGACGGCTGAAACCGCAGCCTCCGAGACAGGCTTGAGCTTCGGCTTCGGTGCCTTGCGGGTCTTCGTCGGGTCGGTTGCCTGCGCGCGGAGCGCATCGCTGGCCTCCGCGTCGATGCTGCCATCGCTGTGCAACACCAGCCGTCCCGTGCTCTTGGCCTTCTGGACCGCCCCGCGTGAGAGGCCGATGCGGGCGGCGTATTGGCGCTCGCTCAGACCCTCCATTGCACGCTCCGATTATCATTCAAATTCATGTGCTTATGTAGTTGATAAGCCTCCGCACCAGAGCGAACGTGGTCTCACGAAAACGATGCAACTCACCACGGAGCCACCACGATGACCCGCCTGAACCCGCAGACAACGCCCCGCCATCAGCTTCGCGCCGAGAAGACTGCGCGGAACAAGGAAGCGGCGCTCAACGCCTTCATCGGCAAGAAGGCCGAGATCGACGCGATGCTTACCCGCCTGCAGGCGCTCAGCGACGACCATTTCAACTGCCACCCTGACGAGGCGGGCTGGGCGATGGTCGGCACCCTCGAACACTACGCCAGCCTCCTGAAACGCATCACGGACAGCGCCTTCGGCGAAAGCGAACACGCGGAGTGAGCCCGATGAACAGCACCCTTGCAGAGCGTTACAACCTCGAGGCCAACCGCCTGATGCCGCACATGGCAGGCGACCTTCAGGTAGACCCGACCATCAACACCGCGAGCGAGATCGACGAGATCGTGTTTCGCCGCCGCGAATATCTCGGCGGCATGGCGGCCGTCCTCCTCGCGCTGATCGCGCGCGACGACTGAGCCATCGCGCGTCGGTCCCGGCCCGCCCAAGCGGCGGGCTCGCCTCGGTAGAAGCCAAGCATCCCGCGCGGCTCAGAACCCGGAGGCAAACATGACCAAACTCACCGACACCCAAGCCATCATTCTCAGTGCCGCATCTCAACGCGACGGCAGTATCGCCTTGCCGCTACCCGACAGCCTGCGCGGCGGAGCCGCCGCCAAGGTGGTCGGCGCGATGCTCGCCAAAGGCCTCATCGAAGAGGTCGACGCTGATATGCGCAACGGCGAGCCCGTCTGGCGCGAGACCGGCGGCGGTCACGGCGTCACGCTGGTCGCCACCGATGCAGGCCTCGCCGCCATCGGCATCGAGACTGACAGCGCGGAGGTCAAACCGACCGAGGACGCAGCACCCAAGACCCGCAAGCCGCGCGAGGGCACCAAGCAGGCTACCCTCATCGCGATGTTGCGCGCGCCGGATGGAGCGACCATCGCAGAGATCATGACCGCGACCGGATGGCAGTCACATACGGTGCGCGGCGCGATGTCCGGCGCGCTCAAGAAAAAGCTCGGGCTCGAAGTCACCTCGGAGAAGGTCGAGGATCGGGGTCGGGTCTACCGTTTATGCTGAGCTCAGCATAAACGGTAATATGCGGAGCGCATGGTTATGCGGAGTTGCGGGCAGCTCGGGTTGCGCCGCCTTGGTTTTTTGGGGTTTCGAC